CGGGTGCGCCGTCGTTCGTCTAAACGCCGGGGTGGAGGTCTGCGCGGGATCCGCATCGGTTATCGCATGTAAGGAAAGCAAAAAATGAAGCGCTCCAAACACTCGCTCTCGCATTACAAGCTTCTGACCTGTGACATGGGGCGCTTAGTCCCGATCGCGTGTTACGAGGTCCTTCCGGGTGACACTGTTCAACAGGCCAGTTCGCTTCTGATCCGTGTCTCCCCTCTTGTCGCTCCGGTCATGCACCCTGTCTCTGTTCGTGTGCATCACTGGTTCGTTCCGCATCGTCTCGTCTGGGATGGTTGGGAGGATTTCATCACTGGTGGTCCTGATGGGCAGGGCGGCGACGCTGGCCCGTACCCCACCGCTACTTCTGGGCCTACTGGTCTTGCCTCCGGCTCGGTCGCTGACTACATGGGCGTCCCGCCCTACATGCCTGATCTTGAAGGCTCGCTTCTCCCGTTCCGCTCGTACAACATGATCTATAACGAGTTCTATCGGGATCCCGATCTCAATGTCGAGGCTGGCGACGATGATCGCCCTGGCGTCCCTCACCCGATCTGCTGGGAAAAGGATTACTTCACCTCTGCTCGTCCGTGGCCACAAAAGGGCCCGGATGTGTTCATGCCGCTCGGAGAGTCGGCTCCCGTTATTGGTGATCCCGCGGGCAATCAAGTTCCTCAGTTCTGGCTCGCTCCTTCGCAACCTACGGAGCTTTCTGTCGCTTCTACGTCTGCCAATGTCGTTTCGGGTGGTGGTGCTCCTGTGGCTGACTCGCCGATGTCGTGGCGTGATCCAAAACTGGTTGCTGATCTGTCTCAGGCTACGTCTGTCAATGTGAATGACGTTCGGCTCGCATTCGCTCTTCAACGCTATCAAGAGGCTCGCTCTCGCTATGGCTCCCGTTACACGGAATACCTTCGCTACCTTGGAGTTCGACCTTCTGATGCTCGCCTGCAACGCCCGGAATATCTTGGCGGCGGTAAGCAAACGATCGCATTCTCTGAAGTCCTGCAAACAGGGCCCGGATCAACTGAAGGCTCTCCCACCCCCGGCGGCGTCGGTCAAATGGCCGGACACGGGATTGCGGCCATGCGTTCCCGGCGCTTTAGGCGCTTCTTCGAAGAGCACGGCTTTGTAATTTCTCTGCTCTCCGTGCGCCCTCGCACTATGTACGTCAATCAGTTCCCTCGGATGTTTTCGCGGCGTACCAAAGAGGACTACTGGCAACGCGAGCTCGAGCAAATCGGTCAGCAAGAGGTCTTCTGCCGCGAGGTCTACGGTCAAGCGGATGGCGCTGGTCAGTACGGCGATAAGGTTTTTGGCTATCAGGATCGCTACTCGGAATACAAACACATTCAGTCTTCGATTCACGGTGAGTTTCGCGACATCATGGATTACTGGCACATGGGCCGTAAGTTCTCCGGTACTCCTACGCTCAATGCTTCGTTCGTGACCTGTGATCCCACGAAGCGCATCCATCAAGAGCAAAACCAACACTCGCTGTGGGTCATGTGCAATCACTCCATCCAAGCTCGGCGGATGGTCTCTAAATCTGGCGCGTCGAGGATTCTGTAATGGCCCACTACAACGCAAAAGGCGAAGAGGTTCCCGATCCCAATCCTGTCCCGTGGCCCAATCATTTGAAAGCTGGGCCTTCGCTGACTGATCTCATCAAGCAGATGGTTCGTACGGAGATTTCTCAACGGGCGGCTGCCGAGGATTTCGAAACCTTTGAGGAAAGCGATGATTTCGATGTCGACGAAGACCCTGACCCTCTATCCCCGTATGAGCTTCATGAGGGCGCTGTGGAATGGCCCGGAGGCGTCAAAGATGAGGATAGCGACCCCCCTACTGACCCCCACGGAAAAACCGCTCCTGAGGGCTCTAAACGAGCCGGAGAGGCATCGGCTAGTGGTAGGGACCAAACGTCTAACCCTGATCAACCTCCAAACGGGGGAAATAGTGCGGCGCGTCAAGCTCCCGCCCAAGCCCCGAAAAGCTAGCCCTGTCTAGCCCGGTCCTTGCAGTACCTCTATATCTTGATGGTTACTGCAAGGACTGTCTTTTAGTCCTTTCTTATCAAGTAGTTACATAGGAGTCCGCCAGGTGCTCTGTTCCACCCCCTACAAACGTGGCGTTCAAGAATTCGGCTGCGGTCAATGTGGGCCCTGTCGCATCAACCGCCGGCGCATTTGGTCAACGCGCATTCAAGTCGAGGCTGCTTCGCATGTATGGTCATCCTTCGTTACCCTCACGTACGAGGACGCATTTCTGCCCCCGAACGGCTCGCTACTGCGGTACCACTACCGGGCGTTCACGAAGGGCATTCGGTATCGCTACTTCGGTGTGGGCGAATATGGTGATCTGGGCGGTCGTCCTCACTACCATCTCGTTCTGTTCGGTGCTAATCCTTTCGATGCTGAGCTTCGGGAATACGTAGAATCTCGCTGGAAGCACGGGTTCGTGCACATCGGCAATTTCTCGCCCTCGGTCGCCAACTACGTGGCTGGGTACACTGTCAAAAAAATGGGCAAGCGTGATGACCCTAGGCTCATGGGGCGAGCCCCGGAGTTCGCTACGATGTCGCGGCGGCCCGCCATCGGTACCTGCATCGTTCCGTTTCTCGCTCAACGCACACTCGCCGACCAGCGTCAAGCGGTAGAGCGCGGGGATGTTGTGTCTACGATACGGCTTAACGGCAAAGAGGTGCCTCTAGGCCAAACGCTCACCGAAAAGGTGCGCAAGGCTGTAAATTTGCCGGATTCCTTCTCAGATCGGCGCGGCCGCCTCGCAATAGACTGGGCTCAGCGGATGCACAGCAATCCAGACCTGATCTCATACCGCGAGGCGTGCCGCGCCACTCAGGCTGATCGCGCTCGCGGTCTCTCCAAACGTTCTAAGGGGCGGTTGTGAAGGCGTCTCGCCGCAAGCCGCCCCCCTCTCCTGTCAGGCGATCATCGCCTGTTCATTCGGTTCGAGACTTCATCGGACCGTCATACCTTGGGCCTAGCGCGCCTTCTCCTGCGCTAACACGCTCGCGTGTTGCTAGGGCCCCTTTAGTCCACCGGTCCTCTCCGACTTACGACATCAAGTCGGAGATAGTCTCTCAACTCATCCGGGGTATGGGGCGGAGCCCCATGCAAGCCTCTGTCGCTCGCAAGCGGAACATTGGGCGTGTCGTCAGCAAGTTGATGACCACCCTTACCCCCCTGCAAGCCAAACAGCATCGGCCTGCTGCTCAATACGCTTTCTGGCAGAGCTTCAACCGGCTGCCCGCTTTACCGCGGCGTACTGCGGTCTGTGTTCGTCGTAAATCTCGGAGGGAAGTTCTTCATGCATTGGGACGATTGGCTGGCTCTGGTTATGGCAATAACCGTCGTAGGTTTACCCGTGACTCTGCTTATTCTTGTCGTTGATTGGCTCCTTACGCGTGACTCGGAGGAAACATGAGCGGATGGGGTGCTGCTGTAGGTGCTGCCGTCGATGCGATCTCTTCTTGGCATAGCGGCAAAAAAAATCGTGAGGCTGTAAATCACGCAAACGAGAGCAACGCTGATCTTCAACGGTCCTTTGCTCAACAAGGCATTCAGTGGAGGGTTAATGATGCAAAAGCCGCGGGATTGCATCCTCTGTACGCTCTTGGCGCGAATATCTCGGGCGCTTCACCGTCGTTTACGGTCGGCGCCGGCCCGGACTACTCGTCGATGGGTCAGAACATCTCGCGTGCGGTAGATGCTGCTACGTCGGCCGAAGAGGATCGTGCGCTCAAATCTGCTCAACTCAAGGTGCTCGAGGCTCAGGCTGATAAAGACTTCGCACTGGCGCAGAGTGCTCGCTCTCAAGACACTCGGGATTGGCTACAGCAATGGCAAGCGCGGCCAACGATGGGATTAGATGGCACTGGCGTTCGTGCTGATCCCTTCTGGGCTCTCTCCACTGACTACCTGCCTCATGCTGTTCGGTCTGATTCTGCGGGTTCGGGCTTTGCGTCCGGTCGAGTCAAAACCAATCCGTCTGAACGCTCGGCAAACCTTCCCGGCAATATGTCGCGTGAGGCTGCCGCGGCTCCTGCGTACAAGGACTACTTCGTTTCTCCTTCGTCCGATCTCCAAGCCTCTGCATACGCTTCTAACGAGGGGTACGGCGAGGCTCGGGAAAACATGGGCGAGGTTCAATTCCTTCTGCAAAACACTTCACAGCGTGGCCTAGATTGGCTCATTCGCTACGTCAACGAGGTTTACCTTGGAAACGGTCCAAAATTCCGGCAAGTGCCGAAAGGAAAAGAGTCCACATTGGGTGGGCTCAAGCCTCGGGGTTGGCATAACCCCTACAAACGCGGCTCCGGCCGCTCGGAGTAAGTCATGGCATTTCGTCGTCGTCGTCGTGTTGTTCGTCGTGGTCGCGGTTTCAGCCGGGTGCGCCGTCGTTCGTCTAAACGCCGGGGTGGAGGTCTGCGCGGGATCCGCATCGGTTATCGCATGTAAGGAAAGCAAAAAATGAAGCGCTCCAAACACTCGCTCTCGCATTACAAGC